GCTTTCCGATCTCGTCTCGTTTCTCCTGTCCTGCTGATCTGTGGAAATGATTGATCTTCGGGTTCGTCAGACGTGCATAGATCTGTTTGTGCTGCGTGACTTGCTCGTGCAGTCGCCGGATGTAGAAGATCGGACAGTTGAGTCTCGACATCCTTGCTTGATAGTCTGGGTAGATGCGCCAATCCTTTGCCCACTCCGTACGCTCGTCGTCCATCCAATCAATTCTTGGAAATGCAACTACATCACATATGTCCGTGAGATAGTCCTTCAGATAGCGCAACTGATGGAACTCCTCCTCGTCAATTCGCTCGTCCGCGTCGAAGTATGCCATCCACTCTGCTTCCTTGAAATATCGTCTGGAGAGTGCTCGTAGGTGGTTTCGCGCTGGACCGTATCCTTCTCTGCGGATAATGTCGTCCACAACGACGATAGCTCCATTCTCTCGTGCGTACTCAATAGATCCATCCGTTGATCCAGTATCTACGATGACGATTCCTCCGTCAGCTATCTGCTTGAAATTTTCGAACCACGCTGGCAACTGCTCTATCTCGTTGTACATATTCGAAGCGACAACTAGCTTCTTCATGTTCCGTATTCCTCCTGATTTGCTGTCTTCTTGAAAGATTATCCACTTCTTCCAAGATTCGTTTCGGCTCATGTATCCCAGTACAAGGAACTGGACAATTCCGAATTGAAGCAGAGCATGGTCCTAATCCGGGACAATCCATAATATAGTCCGGGATCAAGCACACTAACTCTCCTTTCGTCTGATCTGGACGGACAACGAGAGCGTTGCCGGACCCGAAGAGAACGATTTGCGATACTCCGATAGCACCCGCAAGGTGAGAAATAAAACTGTCCACATTGATTGACAACACCGCCTTATCCATGATCCATGCAGATTCACGAAAGCTAACTCTTCCACGTAGGTCGAGTTCTGCTCCTGCATCAAAATCTCCTTTCGCTCCTAACTGGATTGTCACAAATCTGTCCTTCAGTCCTTTAGCGACTTCCTCCATATATTTGTACGTCCTGAATGCTGGATCTCCTCCTGTCGTGTGGAGGATGCAGATGTTCTTGTTCTCAACATCCAGAACTTTCTTTGCTATCTTCTCCTTCGGACGTTGCTTTTGGATGAACATCGCGTCCGGCTCCACCATCAACAGCTTCCAGTAGAAGTCAGACAGGATTGTGTTGCAGTTGCGTCCCCAATGTCCGGGGAGAATCCTCTCACTATGAGGATTCAATCTGTGGATGTAGCTGTTGTATTCCATTTCGTCCCAGGAAAGAACGTCCTCTACATACGGATTTCCACGAACGATGTCCATGTACTGACGATCACACATGTAGTAGATCTTCTTTCCTTTGAACATCTCCTTCAGACCCTTGAGTGCTTTCGTAGTCATCAAGATGTCTCCAGCAGAGGAACGCTGTGCGAAGCATACAGCGTCCTTCATTCCGTACGGAACGGAGTCCTTTCCAACTCTTATCTCCTGTACTTGGAAAACATCGTTGAGCACGTCGTTGATGTTGTGGACGCCGGAGAGCCACTGTTTTGCTCTCTCGTATCCAGCTTCAGAGCATTTTGCACGATGCTTCTCGTCCACAATCATCTTCTCCATCGCAGCAGCAAGATCCTCTGCTTTACACGCTTGCGCTTGTATCCAAGACTGTCCACGCTCCGCGTACACTGGTATATATGTGGGCTCATTACACGGCACAAGTACCCCTGCTCCTTTCACAAGCTCCGTCTGTGCTGTCGTGTCCGTCGCTATGATCGGAACTTTGCAGAGCATCGACTCCAGCAGTGTCCACGAGAGTCCTTCCTGCAAGGAGCAGTTGAGTAAAGCGTCGAAGCAGTTGTAGATCTCCACCATGGAGGGCATACTGACCCAAGCATCTGCGTCACCGGACTTTGCAACGATGTCTCCAGACTTCAATCCACAATCAATAGCATGTTGCACAAGATTGTAGACTCCACTGTTCATGTTGAGATGGAGATACAGATAAGCATCCGGGTACTTTTCCTTGATCATCGAGTAAGCAAGTATCGCTTTCTGCGGGTCCTTCCTCACTTGATTGTTTCCAAGGAATCCGAAGAGGAATCCTTCTCCGATAGTAGGAAAGTATCTGTGTCTCGCCTGAATTCTGTGATCTTCCTTCAACTTCTGAAAGAAGTTATGTGCAAACAGAGGAGGGCGAAAGTAACGAGCATTCGGAACTTCCGACTTGATCATGTTGTATCCGAACTCGGAGTAGACACAGGAGATATCGGGCTGGCGGAACCACTGAATCCAATCTGGACGAATCGTAGGAGTATCGTACGGACAGATCGTAATGAACTTGAACTGCTTCGCTCGCTTCAAGTTCATTAGTTCGTGGAAAATGGGGGCGTATACCCAGATATCAATTCCGATAAATACAACTGCTTCAACTGGATTCTCGTGAATCACTCGAAGAAGCTTCTGTCCGTTCCACTTGTCCTGTGATCCATCCGCGCTGATTATCGGAACCGGTTGTGGAGCAAATATATCGTGTTTCAACACATGAGACGTTCCAACAGCATAACAAGCAGCAGAATACTCCTTCTTGTCTACTTGGTTGAGGATTGCTCGCATGAAGTTGGAATTGCCTGTGCATCCGACAGGACTCTCACCGACGAAGAGAACTCGTTTCATTTTAATTTTCCTTGTAGGATTAGGATCTCGTATCTTCAGCTAAATAACAGACATCAATAGCAGTGAAGTACCGAGTATGTACTGTTTCAACTTTGTAGTATTCACCACTAGCTGGCTGATAACGATCCAACGCTTGAACTCCAATACTACGAGGAAGATAGAGGACTTGGGACTCTATGCCGATCTGTGCTAGTTCTTCGTCTTGCACTAGATCAGTTCCAAAGAGTCGTTCGGTGAGGAGCGCATAACATGGAGACTTGACAGTCGTCCAAGTTGTATTGCGCTGATAGTTGGAGTCAAAGTCTTCACCGGAAGCTCGGAGAAGTTCTCCAGAGACATTAGCCCCATACAAGACGACTTCTCTCGAAATCAACTCGTCTTCGAAGTTCTCAGGAGTGTCATTCATAACAAGGAAGCGTCTTCCATCACTAAACTCGATGATATCTCCAGCAACAGCAGGAGAATCATGCTGAAAAGTCGCTTCCAAGAAGAACTCACGGATGAACGGCTTCGTGACTTGCCGATTCATCTCGTAATCTAAATAACCTGCTGTTACATCTCCTGAGTCCCTCTTGATAACGAAGCTTGTTCCGATCTCTTCGAGAACAAGCTTGATATCCAAGCTAATGCTCATCAATCATTCTCTGTCGGCGTGAAGATGACTAGATTGTCCTCTCCGTAGGTCAAATCCTCTCCAGTATCCTCTTCGTACTGGAAGCCTGCGTCGATCTTCGTTCCACCGATTGCAATGCCCACATCCGGGTCAATCGGAAGCTGCTCAAGATAAGCTTCATACTTCTTATCCATCTCCTTAATGATCGCGTGGTAATGATCAAATCTATGGTGGAGTGAATATTGTTTTACCTTGAATTTGTGGGCACTCTCACTCATCAGCATGAAAAAGATGTGCCTCTTTGCACGTTCGATAAGCCAATTGATCTTTTCAGCACTCGTAGTCGGAAGCGTCCATCCTGTCTCTCGCTCTGCATTCTCCACAGCTTCCGTGTAATCAATCTGATCCAAGTAACTGTCAAGTCCTTTGACTTGTCGTTGGACTAGCATTTCAAGCTCGTGCTTATCCATTCTTTTTACTCCTGCCGACAAGCTTTTTCCTTGGAGAAGAAGAACTAACTGTCTTCTTTGGAGTCTTCTTCGGAATCACTGGCTCCTCAATAACCTCCAAAGTCTCTGTTTTCGCAGCCAGTTCCTTTAATATTTCAGCAGGGAGAGGGTGCATGAGCACCTTCCCCTGCTGAAACACTTTCTCTCCACACTTGAGGGTTTTCAATACCCTCACTCTTTCGACTTTCATCGTCGATTATCCTCCTTAATCATCCTACTACGATTAAGTCGGTTCCAACTCCACAACGACAACAGGACACTGGATCTCCGAAGTCGGAGAAGCAGTCCGAGTCACATGTAGATCGACTTCGATAACGTCGCCGATCTCGAACGAGTTATTGGAATAGTCCAGAACTGCTTGAACGATTCCTGTGTCGCCTGTTACTGCTGTCGTCTTTTGCTGTGAAGCTTCTCCGCTGATGTGTGCGATTCCAGCCATCGTCGTGAGACAAGTAGTATCGTTGATCATAACGTCGCCGGAAAAGTTGAGTTCATTGGAATCATCTTTTCCACTCTGAGCGCACGATACCCATACTTTCTTGACTCGCCCTTTGAACCGTGCTGTTCCTGCTGGAACTCCACACACATCTGCAACGAGTTCGCCTGACCATGATACCTGCATTGGAGGCATCACGTTCTGAGCAAGACGCTCCTTCCAAGCAACCTCAGGAAGTACGTGATCCGATTTCATGGCTCACCTCCTTCCCGCTATGCTACGGTTAGCTGGTAGATTGCGTCCCGATGATAGAGGATCGGAATACCTTTGTCTTGTACTCGGATCTGAACAACTTCTGGATCCCAGAGATCGTTGCGATCCGTACTCAGTCCGTACTTTCTTGGAACTCCGTAAGGAGCAGTCTTGTACTCAGCGATCTTCGTGCCCTCGACAGTGGAAGCCATCATGACGAACTTGTTGTCCGCGATGAATTTCTTCTTCTGAACAGCAAGATCCTCTCCAGCTTTGAATGATGCTGTCGGAGCAGAAGAGACTGTGACTGTTCCTGTTTCCACTTGGATCGAAGCAATCGTCTCGTCCTCGTACGTTCCTGCACTGACATCAATGAGCCGGAGTGTTTCGCCGACTTCGTAGTCGGAAGTGTCCGTAACAGGAATCGCAGTCGTTGAGGAGCCTGTGACTGCTCCTGTGAGCACGTTCCTTACTTCGTACACTTCGTCGTAGATGATCAGATTCGGAATGTCCAAGAGTCCGGCAATGATGTTCGGATTCACTCCGACGATAGGATTCTTTGATCCACTGAAGAGATTTCCATCTCCAAAGGCAGACTTCTGCAATAAAGTCTGAATGTCCGGGTCCTGTGCAAGATATCTCAGGACTTGGGAGTTGCAGATCGCGTAATCGACTCGTCCTCCACACTCGTCCGCAATCAGTTTCTTTGCGTCGATGATATCGCCGATGATGTTCCTGTCTGTGCCGTCATCCCACTGATAGTTCGCTGCAAGAGTGACTTGATTCGCACTTGGAATATCGTAATCAAGATCAATCTTGACTCCAGAAGCTACGTAGTAGGAGAACGATCCATCGAAGATCATCTTCGCAAACATCCACTCTCGTCTTCGATTCGCTCGATTGACAAGTCCTTGAAGCTCTCTTGTGAGCCTCGCTCCCGCGTCCAAATACGCAGCATCCGTTCCTTCTCTCCTCAGATTGTTGAGAAACTCCTCATCGAACGGCATAATTTCCTTCCAAAACGCCGCTTCTGCGGTGTGCTGTGCTACACCGAGAGGAGCAGTCTTCGGAGCGGGGGCACCAGGAGGAACGAACGGAGTCATTCCGCGAGTTCCTGTCTGACTCTCCCACTTGATGGAACTGGAGGGAGATGGACTTGATGGAAAAAGATTTTGAAGCACAAGCTCCGGCGGAGACATGAACTTCTGAATGAATTTCTGCAACACTTCGAGTCGCAGAATGGGTATTTCACTTTGTCCGCGTGGCATCCTATCTCACCTCCTTTCTATGGAATGTAGGTGTACTGACCGAATGTGCTACCAGACAAGTCCGTAGCAGCACCCGAGTCGAAGTTGAGCAACATACCACTGTACAATACGCAGTTGCCGAGGATCAACGTTGCGAGAGCACCCTTTGAGTTCAGTCCTATTCCTGTGTCAACAGACTTCTCAAGGATTCCGACAGCATCGAAGCATCCTTCCAACATAGCGTGTGCGAACTTTGTAGTCGTGAACGTGTCACCAGTGTTTGTAGTGAACGTGATTACAGCATAGTTCGTGTACGTGGTCCTGTCGATTGCCGTGATGGCTCCTCCATTGTCACTGTTCGCTTCCAGATCGCTGTCACAAATGATGATGTCGTCGCCGATTGAGAACCTGTAGCTGTCATTGATCGTGACATTGCACACTGCGGTGCCAGTCGTTTGATCAGCGACAAGATACGAACGCCCTGGCGCGTTCTCCGCTCCTGTGACTGCTAATGATGGATCATAGGGGAACAGTTTCCCCTGATTGCCAGTCGTCAGGGCAGAAGTGTTCCGCGCAAGGACAGTTCCTTGTTTCAAAACTCCCCACCCTGGGGAGATCGTAACAGGAACCTTCAACGCAGCGTCTGGGTTACTGTAGTAAAGCTTTTTGTAGTCTTCTTGAGTCCCGTATATGATGTTCGGGATATCCTGTGCCATCCGTTTTCACCTCCTTTCGAATTAGATTAGTTCGCTGTGTTCTCTATTCCAGCAAACTTGCAAAGGGTGTCTACAGCCGCATCGTTTTCCTTTTCAAACTGATCTACTGAGTCGGACTGCCCTGTCTCGTCCTTCTTCGTGAAACCGAGTCCGAGGACGGAGGACGTAACTCCCTTGTCTTCCCAGTCCTTTATCTCAGCATCAATCGCTTCTCCAAACGCTTTCTCGTCAAAGACTCCTTCCTTGACGAACTTGGAGTAGCAGACGTGAGCGGAGACCTTCGCGAACAGGTGCTCCGGGATGTTGGATTCCGTCAACTTGGAAGTCCAAATGCTCGCTGCTCTGTGCTTCAACTCCTCTTCCGAACGGAGAGCATCCTTCTTCTCAAGATCCAGAATCCGATCAGTGAGTCCGCTCTTCTCTTCACTGTGCTTGTTCTCCAACTCCTTCTTCTCCTCCTCATGCTTCGCTTCAAGCTCAGTCTTTACGGACTCTGTAACCTCTGCCTTTACTTCCTCCATCAGCGCAGCAAACGCTTCAGGATTCTCCTTTTTCAATTCCTCAAGAGTCATACCAGTTCTCACCTCCTTTCGAGTGGAATGTTCGTCGTCTTCATTGACGACAACACTAATTCTATTCTCCTCTATGTTCAGTTCGAGTTCATCCTTGGAGAACGCTTCGGAACGGGTATTCGAGTCATGTCCGAATACACAGACAGACATCTCTTTGAAAGTGGACTGGCGCCAAATCGCCGCCGGTCCTTTCAAACTGAACCCGTTCACTTCCGCGCTCGCTCCTTCCTCCAGCCGTTCAATCGTGCTCGGAACTGCATATATACTCGACTCGTACGGGAAGCCTTGCTTCGAGAGCTTGACGAATTCGTTTGCGAACTCCGTGTCAACGAATTCTACTTTGTCTGGATCTGCACTCAATTGATAGTCCTTAACGATTGGCT